AATAACTGCCGGAATTACCCGCCAGGGTGTCGCCAGAGAGGCGCGAGACGTTCAGAACAAACGTAGAGTCGAGCTCGGACCCGGATTGTCCGCCGCTGGTTTGGGGCGACGTCTTCTGTGTAGACACCCACATGATCGTCGCAACTGGCTTCACGCTGTTGATCGCGTCGTAGACCTCCTGGTCTGACGCGCTCAGAAGCTCCCCGACCCCAGAGCTGTACTCGATCGCTCCTACTCCATAGCCACCGATCGCGACGTTGCTGTTCGATGATGCCGCATCGGACGGACCGAAATCCGACGAAAAATCAGAAGACCAAACTCTCGCCGGGATCGATTTCGAGCCCTTACCGCCGTACCCCTGCACGCCCACTGTGGTTGCCACACTCGGCAGGTTGGTCTCGATCAGTGCCTGGAAAGGCATGTTGTAGCTGCCGTAGCCGCCGGCGACGCCGTAGGCGAGGCCCGTATTCACCTGTGCGCCGGCCGCGCCGTATCCTCCGGTATCGCTGGCTTTGCTCGGCTCGAAGATCCTGGGGGCGGAACCCGTCAGTCTGGTCAGGGCATCGGAGATCGCCTGCCGGGTGCCCATCTCCTGGAAGATCGAGGCCCGAATGCGGCTGCTGTAGGCAGCATCCGCTTCCCCAGGCCGACGGGAGAGAGTCGTCCCCAGGAAATCTGAGGCGATGATGTCGAGGTTGATGTCCGTCGCCGTGGCGATCCGGCGCTGTGCCTCCACGTAACTGAGCAGCGCCCACATCGAGACCCAGATGCTGGCGATGCCCGCAAGAAGACCATCGAGGACCGGCGTGCTGCCTGGATCTCCAACCCAACCGCGAGGCAGAACAGCCTTCAGCCGGGCGATGAAATCATCCTGATCCCCGACCATCAGTTGATTACCACGCTTGCCCCGGTCGCTTTGACGACCTGCGTCGGGCCGCCGCCAAGATCGGCCGTGCCGCCGTTGAGCAGGACGCTACCGACGGTGGACACGCCGGCGACACCATAAGCCAGGGCGGAAAGTCGTGTGTAGGACAGCGCATGGCCGATGCCGAGGCCGTTGATGTATGTCTCGATCGCGTCAGCAACCAGGCCCTGCAGCGTAGCCTTCGAGTAGCCTGCGCTGGGGGCGATCACCATCGAGACTGTCGCGACCAGAACCGCGGGGGGCTGAACGGTGAACGTGGAGCCGATGGGGCGCACGAGGTCGATTGCGGCATAGACTGCGGCAATCAGCGCCGTAGCCGGGTTCCCGGATCCATCATCAATGGTGACGGTGAAAAATCCAGGATGCGCCACGCCATTCGGCAGCGTGTTCTCGATGATCGCATAGCTCAGGCCCTGCTGGACCGTCGCGATCGCATTCTGCACAGCGGCCAGCGTGGCGCGAGCCCGGGTGGCGATGAAGACGTTGAAGCGGCCCTTCAGTGAGGCATCTGACTCCGCATCTGTTCCGCCGCTGAAGACGGTGGCGTTTGTGACCGTATCGACGCCGGGAACTGCCGTCGCCAGCAGCGAAACCGCATTCGCCTGGATGTTTCCACCAGAGCCCGGCGTGATCGCCTGGACCGGCACGTCGATTGAGGTCAGGCCTGCAGTCAGCAGGTAGCCCCCCATCTGAGGGCTCCATGTCGCAATGGACGTGTTGGCGACGACGCCGAAGGACTGAGACAGATCGGCCGTCAGAACTTGCACCCCGTTGGGATTGACGGAGCCATTGGCGTTGAAATAGGGCGGGATGAACGCGGAAATTCCGCCGGAATATCGGCTGAGCGTGACGGTTCCATTGGAGGCAACGGCCGGCGATCGCGAGAGGCCGAAGTCTCCGACGAATGTATCAACGTCCTTGCCGGTCGATGTGGCCAACCGCTGGCCAAGCCACACCTGGATGATCAGATACTGGATCCAAAGCCCGATCGAGGCACAGCCTTCGAGAAGCGACCGCGAGACTGAACCGACGGCCAGATTCAAAAGCTTCTTGCACCGAGCCTGAGAGGCCGCGGCAGCGTTGTTCACCATCGAGGTGAAATTGAGTAGCGAAAGTGCCACGATCAGGTCGCTCCGAGTGCTAGTCGCCGACCGGGACAGTCAGGAGTTGCTGCGCGCCAGTCGAAGCGTCTGCGTATTTGATGGTCAGGACGACCGAACTGTCTTTTCTGGATCTGGCGGTGATGGATGGTGGCGGCGTGGGTGCCACCGAGGATTCAAGAGCCATCTGCGCGCGAGCGATTGCCGCGATCCGCAAGGGCGCGGCCGGCCGGCCCAGGAAGTTTGCGAGACCTCCACCGTATTTGAGCCACCAGATGTAGTTCCCGGGATTGGTCAGCAGACGACGGTAGATGCGGTCCTGACTCAGCTGCGTGCCCGTTGAAACCGCAAGATCGCCCGTGGCATCGATGGACAGATCGCCGCCAAAGGTCAGGGCCAGGTCGCACGTATCCTCGCCAACCATGACGTTGAGAGTGCCGCTCATGGGTTGGTCCTATTCGGGTCTGTGTTTGATGCGGCGGGGCCGTCGGCTGCGCTGGCGGTCTATTCGGGGTCCTGCTGGGCGGTAGGCCAACCGCCGTTGCCCCCGTGGGTATGAGTGTCGTAGTGCTGTCTCAGGCGGTCGAGCGATCCATGGGTATCAGACACGTTGCCCTTCTGCGCCGTGATGTCGGCTTGGGTCGCAATGATGTTGCCTTTGGATGCGATGATGTCGCCATTGCGGGACGTGATGGTCTTGTCGACCGTCAGGTTTCCATCAATGCGGACGTCGCCTTTGATGTGGATCGTCCCATCATCGCAAAGGCGGAGGACGGCGCCGGACTTGCTGACCAGGACGATCTCGCCTTGGTCGACAGGCGTGCCGTCAGTCTGATCAAACGCAGAATGCGGCACTGGCGGCATGTTGCTGGTGCTGTAGGCCATCCCGAGGATGACACCATGATGCCCGTCCCCCGTGTCGCTGGCGACGAACGCCTGCATGTCCACGGCCGGCGGTGACACCAGGCCCCACCCGGCACCCACCATCGGTGACAAAACCGGCAGCCAGCCGGTCATGACGTTCTCGGGCTGGATCATGAGACGGGCCATATAGCCGGTGTCAGACTTGCGCACCGATTTGACGACGCCCCAACGGTTCTGGCCGACTTGCTGGAGGACCTGGGACGCCGCGCCCTTCCAATGGTTGAAAAGCTCCATGGTCATGTCGAGGTCACCGTGCTCCGCGGATCATGGTTCTTCGCCTTTACCCGCATCGTGAAGCCGCCATTCTCGAAGCCGAGGGAGCGAGAGACGCTATCCACGAAATACGTCTGGTCCCACGACGAGCCTGTCCCTTGGAGGGAGACCACGTTGCGCGGCGCCAGGGTGAGATCAGCAGGTCGCTGAAATTCAATCAGGCGTTCGTTGGCGGTCAGATCGGCGCGAATTTTATTGGCCCGATCCTGTGCTTCGGCTTCGGTCAGGTTTGCGATGACGTATGCGAATTCCTGCGCTTTGCCGCTCGCAATGGCTGACTGACGGGCACCAGATGGTGAATACTTGGTATGCGATCTGCCGGTTGCGCTATTCCAGGATCTGACGACGACAACAATGTCTTTTGCAAAAGTCATAGACCGCTGAACAGAGAGGTCGATCGCGTTCGACCAGAGATGCTCCTGATCCCAGATGACCACGTAGGGATTGTCATCCTGAGGGGTGCGCGGCTTGAAATGCAGGGTCGTCCCGGTGACCCAGATGTCGAAGTCCTCGTGACGAGCTAAGCTGACGAGAAGGTTCCATTCCGTTGTCGTGCGGGTGAATTCACCGGCTCCAAGGCGCTCATGGTCCTCGGCGTAATAGCGGCCGACAAGGTTGGATGTCGGCGTAACATCAGCGGACATCTTGTGTTTTGCCGCCAGGATTTCGACAACCTGGCTGGCGGTCTTGTTCTGGTAGGACTCTTGCGTCTTGAAGTCGATGAAGTTGGCGGTCAGATCCCGGCCATCGACTTCCATCAGTCCTTTGTCGAGCATGGCATGCATGTGATCGACCTGACCGATGATCAGGGATGTCCATGACTTTCCGCCGTCGAGGCTCGCCTGGATGTCCAGCAGGATCTGGTCTTTTTGCGATCCCCACCAGTCCAGGCCGAAGCGGGGATCGGCGTGCAGTGAGAAGCGCGCGGTGAAGGTGTCGGCCTGATAGTAGTTGTTGGAAACGACCTCGAAGGAAAGCGCGCCGACCATGGGCTGCCCCCCGTTGAGGATGCGCAGCCGCGGCGCCCGAACCGTCGGGACGTCGTGTGGATCATTAAGGGACATGATCGCCTACAGCGGCGGAAGGCCGCCCGTCATGGTTGGGTCAGGATCGGGGATGTGGAGGACGACGGCTCCGACGATCATGTAATCACTGAGGTTGCTGGCCTCGGCAATCCGATACCATTGAGTCGCATCCCCGAGCTCACGCGCCGCGATATGGAACAGGGTGCCATCGGCGCCGGTGTAAATCTTGGTCTTCATGAGTTGGCGATGTTCCTGGACGCGCGGGCGACATAGCTCGCCATCGTGACGCTTGCTGCGCTCGCATACGTGGCGGCAAGGGCGGTCTGCATGGAGGCAACCGCGCCCACCACGGTATTTGCCGCCGCTAGGCCGCCGGCCGAGGCGGCAGACACGATCCCCGAAGTCTCAGCTGCAGCGAGCGTCGCCACCTGCGCCTCCGCCACGTTCTGCGCTGTGGCAACCATCGCCGAAGCACCATCCACAGCCGTCGCCAGGGTAGCCGTAGCGGCTGTGCCGGCGGCTATGGCTGTCATGGGCGACAGAACCGCCGGGACGGCCGCTACCGCCGCTGCGGCGTCCGTCAGAGGGGACATAACGGAAGCCACCGCCTGCGAGGCCGCGTTCGCAACCATGATAGGCGTCGCAACAATGGCCCCAACCGCCGAGGCCGCGGCGTCCACCGCCATGAGCGGCACCGCGATGACGGACCTGACCGCCCCGGCCACAGCGTTTGCGGCCAAGAGCGGAGCCTCGATGATGGCACCAACCGTCCCCACCGCGGCTTCCACGATCATGAATGGCGCGGCGATGACAGCGCCGATCTCTCCCGCCACCGCGACGACGGAACCGGCCACGCCAGCTACGGCGTTCGCAACCGCGAATGGCGCCGTGATGGCCAGGGCAACAGCGTCAGCCGCCGTCAGGTCGTATGTCACCACCTGAAACGGAACAGGCAGTACCGGGGGGATGAACGCGTCGTCGGACAGGACCGCCAGCACGATCCTGTAGTTGATCAGGAACTGAGTTTCCTGGTGGGATTCGAAGCTGGAGATCACGACCGTGTAGAAGCGCCCAGCGAACAGCAGCTGCAGCGCAGCGCCGTCCTTTCGCATCTGGTCCAACTCGTCAGCGCGAATGGCCGCGTCCTGAGATAGAAAACGGCCGGACCATGAAATGTCCGCGTTGTCTGGACCCATGACGTCGATCCAGCGAGTACCACCCAGAAACTTATGGACGGTCATCCGCTGCTGGCCGCCCCAATCGACCTTCTCAGGAACCTCCCAGCCGTAGAAGACGAAGTTACCCAGGGTCACGGACTGGTCGACATAAGTCTGATCGTCCGGGGCACCGACATAAGCGCTCATGGCGGCAGTCCCTTTTAATTCGGCATATTGACCATGCCCGAGAAGTAGCCCAACGGATCGATGCGGTTATCGGTCCCTGTGTATCCCGTAGGCGGGCGATTGGCCTTGCTCGCCTGATTGGTTGACACGCCTCGCGCAATGTCGGAGCCGCTCAGTTGGTTCTGAACGTGGACCATGATGGGATCGGTCGATGTGCCCTTCGGTCCTTGCTGGAACATGATGGACGCGCTTGGAGCGGCCGGCTTCAGGTCCCCGGAGTTCGGAGCGGATCCAGGCTTGCCGAGTGTCGCCCCATGCGCAGACGCCAAGCCGAGCTCTTGCCAGATATTCGGCATCCAAGACGGGCGGGGTTCCCGCTCTCCACCGGCGGGCACCGGGATCGGCATCCACCAAGGAAGCACCATCCCCTTGCGCACCTTGCTTGGGTCGACCTTGGATAGATCCACCGGCGCCCTTCCCGCCAATGCGGCACCGAGGTTCTCCGCTGGCTGGGAAAACGGGGCCATGAGGGCGGTTATCTTCTGGCCCAGAGCCTCAATGCCCTTCGCAGCCGGGCCCACCGCCGCGCCGAGAACAATGAGGGCCGTAGACAGCGGCGAGAGCATGCCGGCCAAAGCTATGATGCCGACGGAACCGAGAGCGATTAGCGCTCCAGTCAGAGCTTCCAGCCCGAGCTTTACCTCAGGCGAGTGCTCTTGAGCCCACTTCGTTAGGTCGTTCAGTGCACCGGTCAGGTTCAGTAGAGCAGGAGCGGCCAGTGGGATCGTGCTTTTCCCGACCGTCGTCTCCAGGGCATCATTCGCCGCCTTGAGGGCCTGGGCTTGGATGACTGGGTTGTTCTCGCTCGCAATTTGGTATTGGTTTCGCTTCAAGGCTTTGTCGACGGCATCGACGTCTCGGCCCATCAGCAGGACATTTCGGATGACTTCGGTCATCTCATTGCCGCCAGGAATGCGGCTCGCAACCTGCTGTGCCATCGCAGACTCGTACATGAGCCGCGTTTTTTCATCGCCTTTCGTGTAACGGTCGCCATAGACCTCTAGGATCTTCTCCCGAAACCTCGGGAGTAGCTGTTCCATGATGAAGAAGGAGGGGTTCTTCGCAGCCTCTTCCTGCATGCCTTCTGGCATGGCGCCAGGCCTCATCATCATCTGGCCGGGGCCCATTTTCACCAGGTATGGATTGTGCTTCGCGTCTCCCCCACCCTTGATGATCCCCATTTCGATCAGAAGGTTGGCAGCCGCCTCGCTCATGCGCCCGGCGGTGAACTGCTGTTCAAAGCCTTGCAGAGCCGAGCCGGCCTTGCTCTGTCCCAACGCAATCTGCAAAGCCATCGAGCGCGTGAGCTCTTCTGGTGAAATGAGAGTGCCAGCGGCGCCAGAACTGCGCAAAAAGCCAAGGACCTTGCGAGGACCGATATCTCCGCCGGAGATTGCATTCATCGCCGTCAGACGATCGAGGAACTCAGTCAGGCCCTTAATATCGATCTCTCGCTTGCCGTCTTTGCCTTCATGGGTAAGGGCGCCGCGGAATTCGCCACCGCGAATTGCTGCATCGAGTTCCCCTAATTCATCTCCGCCGTGCCCGTAAGAAGACAAGACGACGGACATTTTTGCATACGACTCGATCAACTTAGGATCGAGCGCGGTCTCCTTGTCCTGAGTCACATTCATCAGTTTGTCGACGATGTGCAGAGCCGCCATAGGCGAGATGCCCGGCACATTACGCGCAGTATCGAGGGCCGTGTCGCCTCCCTTTTTTACCTCTGCTGGGGTAAACCCCTGAGCAGCGAGATGACTTTGCTCCTTTGCGAATTCGGCTCCCTTCTCCCAAGTGGTCTTCAGCCACGCGAACCCGGCCATGTCTGGCAGGAGCGTCATGCCGTTGGCCTGCGACTGGAAGCCGTGCCATTCCTGGCGCCAGTTGGTCGGCCCACCAGGGTAGTAGTGAAGCGGGGGCATTTCACCGCTGGGGCCTCCGTAGGGCACCACCGCTCCGCCACCGCCTCCCGGAGCACCGCCTACATACGGGCCACCGTTCATCGTGAACCCAGTCCCGGGCGCATTAAAATACGGATCGGGTCTTTTGTAGGGAGCCAAAGCGGTGCCGGGCCCAGGAGAAGGCCGACTCTGCCCATATTCACCGTAGGGCGTGTAAGAATCGCCCACCATCGTGTGATCGCGGTTGCCGTTCCAGTATGGGACGACAGACCGATCTCCAGACGGCATCAGGTCACGGCTGCTGCTGCTGTACGGCAGCTGGATCAGCGGCCCAGACTCTGGGTTGCCATACCGGCCACGATCGGGAGTGACGGGCACCAGGGCAGTTCCCGGCGACTGCCGGCGCGCTTGACTGGCGGCGTTGGCCGAATTTATCGCGTCCTGCGCCGCGGATGTCGTGCGCTGGCGCTCTGCAGCGGCGCGCATGGACCCACCAGCGGCCGCAGCTTCCTTGGCTGCTTTCGCGGACGCCTGAAGCGCCTTGGCGACATTCTGCCAGGCATCGGCTGCTG